TTCAGTTATACCGTTTGTTTTCCTTTGTCCTTTTATCCAAGGTTTATATGGGTACTTAGAAATTCCAATACGGTCTTGTGGGTCAATAGATATTTTTGTAAAGTTTTCTCCAATTTCTAAAACATATGGATTATAGTTGATTTTTTGTTTGATTTTATCTTGGTACACTTCTTCCACACGAAAAAACGGCTCACGAGTAAGGATAAGGTATCTATTATCAATTAATTGGTCTAAGATGAAGTCCCCTACCATTAAACAAAGATTGTCGCTAGAATCGAATCCTCCGACGTTTAGTATATTTAAAGTAGATGCACCAATATTTTTAGATGTGTTGGTTAATTTGATGATTCCTTCGTTTTGTTTAAACTTTTGTACGAGATAAACGAATACTGTGTTGAGTATTCTTACAGTTCTAAAGTCGTTATACACACATTGAGCATCACGAAATATTTGAGCAGCACCAGATGCATTGTTGTTTCTGTTTGAGATTCTGTATTCTAGTATATCTGCTTCATTGTTTATACTATTTTGTTTCATACACCTCCTATAGTTAATTTTTACCTTTATACTATACCCTTATTAAAGAAAGCAAATACCCTTATTAGAAAAGAATGGTTTAAAAAAAACACAAATGTTTTACGAACCATTCGTGTTTTTGATCTATTTGCCTTTCCAGTCGTTTTCCCTTTTTTTCTCTTTATATAATTCGTAACTAAATAATGTTAGCCACGCACAAAATACTACAAAGCTTAAGAAAAGCATTATGCAAACAACTCTTGCATGCGTGCTGGTATTACATGATTGGTGTTACACGCATCACAACAATCACCACTATTTTTTACAGGGTCTGGATTATTACCAAAGCCTGTAAAGTGTTCATTACATATTACACATTCCCATATTTCTTTGCCTTCACGTTCACTACCTTCCGTTGAACCAGCTACAAAAGTGTCTGTTATTTCTAATCCATGGTGAAGTTCTTCATCTTCTACTCTGTCTGGTGCAACCATTTCTGCAAACAACATATTATGTTTATTGAATTCATCTAACCCTATGTGATTATGCTTTATATTTTTCTTTTTTAGGTATTCTTTATCATAGTATTCGTCAACAAATTGTTCCATTTCATCAACATATATTCTTTTGTTTACTGTTACAATGCATTGATATTGTATTTCGACATCGTAGTATTTACGTTGGTATTCGTCAAGTAATAATTTATCAGTCATACTAACCCCTTACAAACATATCATCTGCATCTTCATCACCAAAGAAAGATATCCATTCTGCTTTTACTTCTTCTGGGTCTTTTGTTTGCATGTGTGCTTTCATTTCAAAATGGTAGTCATCAAAACAGTCTTGTCCTGCACCACCATAAGCACTACTTTCAGCTGCTTCTTCTGCTTCTGCTTTACTAAAAGCAAACACATCTTCAAATGTTACATGACATACTTTACTTATTTCTACATGGTAATGTTTTAATTGTTTATTTTTTGCCATTATCTTGCTCCTGTTATGATTACATCGTAGTAACCATCTTGTTGATATTTTAATAGTAATGCTTTAGCATCTGTATATGTCAGCATTTTAGGTGACATACGTTCACCGTCAACCCACACAATATATTTTTTGATTTCTTTACCTGTTAACATACTTTTCCATTTAGTCTTCTTCTTCATCATCATTGAACCTCTCTGTTAGTTCATTACAATCTAGCATATCAAAGACATCATCATTTGACATATATTTTAAGCAACATAGTAGAAGATGGTCAGACGTTACACGACCTTCTTCTACCATTTGCAAAGCATTATCACGCCAGTCACGATACATTATTGTCCACCTTGAGGAATAATCAACATTTCTTCCATAGATGTATAGAATGCACCACCAGAGTTACCTTCGTCATCGCTACTAGCTATAATTGAATGACCGTCTGTGAATTCTATAAATGGTGTTGCACTCCATCCCATTGCTTCTTGTTCCATGTTGTTTAAGTATCCTATTCTGGCGATTGTTTTGCCTTTAAATAGTTTTGTTGCATCTGCTGACCAGTTTCTCATTTGATTAACTCCCTATGTTTTGAAATCTTGCTGATGTCATGTATCTCATGATAACCACCAGCAAGTCTTGAATGTTCGAAGCTCACATGTCCCATGTTTAGCAAAGACGCAACCTCATCTCTGCCAAGAGTATCGATTGTTATTTTGTATATATGTGTACCTTTAGTGGGGATTGCTAAAGCTTCTTCTTTAGTTGAATAGTAAGATGAAAAATATAAAAATTTGTCATCTTCTGTGATGTCTTTGTCTTGACACCAGTTATTTGTTACTTGATATACGATCACGATTCATCACCATCTGTTATAGTTATATTGATTTCTATACGTTTATCTGTTTTTAACATACCTTCTATTAATGTTGTGTTTATTGTTACAACATGTCTGTCGCCATTGAATAATTCTATGAGCATATCTTGTAATGATTCATCAAGGTTAATATTTGCACGTCTTAACGGTTGTGCAACAGGTGTGTGTTTTTCATCATTTAATCTTTTTTCTAATAATTTCCATTCGGTTTCTTCTGTGCTCATTGTTTTTCCTTGAGGTGAAAGTACCGATGTGTTTCAATCGGCACTAAATAATTATTGTCACAAGTTGGACAGTACCAGTTTTCATGGTCTGAATCTACTTCTATATCATAGTAAAGTTCTTCTTCACAATCATTACATTGTGTATTTATATCCATGCTTCTCGCATCCATTCTGAATAGTAGTGATATCCTCTGTCGTAACTTGTTTCTAGTTTAATACGATATTTCTTGCGGATATATTCTGCAGCATCTTCATCATTTACAAAATATATACCTTCATCTTCTACATAAGTGCCAATGAAAGCCCAGCCTTCTTTGTACATACTTGGGTAGATTTCTTTGAATGGTCGCTTTGACGCATGGTCATAGTACACTTCTTCATTTGGATGAGTCTGCATACCAGTTGGGTATATATATTCTCTTTGAATTATTTCCATTAGTAACCTCTTGACATTTCTTCATATGATAGTTTTTTATCTTCTTCATCTAATTGATAAGCACCCCATTTGTAATCACGTTGTAGTTCATCAATTATATCGTGTGTGCGTTCAAGCACATCATCTAGGATTATTTCTGACACACCTTGAACGACACTTCCATAAATACGTTCTTGTTCTATTTGTGACAGTTCTTCTATTTCTGGACATTTGTCGTCTATAAAGTTTTTTACAATGTCCCATATTACAATACCTACACGCATTTCTATTAATTTTGTATACATATTAAAACCTTATTATTTGATATATTATTATGGCTATCATAGTAAGTATGAATAGCTGAAAGAACAACAGCATTTAACATTCTGCTGTGTAGTAAAGTTCGTCTGCATCTGGGTTGTCATCAAAGAATTTCTGCATTTTATAACCCATGTGTAATCTTGCTATCCATTCCCATATTGGCATCCATTTAGCTTCGTTTTCATTGTAAGCTGGTTTGTCTGAGATATCTGGTTTTTCCTTGCCAATTTGTTTGAACTTAAATAGCCAGTTTTGAAAGTCCATATATCGAAATTGTTTTGGCGTGTCATGATGTTGTCTAGCCCATTCTGTTGCCCAGTCATCCCATTCTTGCCAAAGTGTATAGTAGTCATAGTCAACCCATTTTCTACCGTTACCATTATGTATTTTGTGTTTGAATGCTAGGTTTTTGTGCAATTGTTTTATTTGTTTTGTGCCTACGTCTTCAAATACTTCACGGTCTTGTCTATATTCTATTACATTGCTATCACATTCTTCTGAACCAAAGTGTTCACCGTCATCACTTGATTGAACAGCGAACCAAAACTTACCTTCTATGTCACCATCGTAATATCTGCCCATTATTTGATTACTCCTAATTTATGTGCTAGTTGTATCGTATCTAACAATTTTTCTACTTTTCTTTGTACATCATATTTCCCATCATCATCGTGGAATCTAGGTTCAACAGTTAAGACAGATACATCTTCATCATCTTTTGATTTTAGTGTTTGATGTGTACATTCTACATTTTCGTAGTTCAACCTGAATATGTTTGACAATTCGTATGTTGTCATTTCGTCTTTTGGTTCTATATGTATTTTCATGATTGCTCCTTATGTGATTCACGCCAGTTTTTATATTCTTTAGTTTCTTTTACAATGTTTGCACTTGTGCAATGGAAGTCTCTTGTATCTAAATCATGTAAGAATGATTCATCACTGATTTGTTTTTCCATCAGTTCTATTGCTTCTTCAGCAGTATTTGCATTTATATATTGCACCATTGGGTACAATTCTATTTCACAAGAGAATTCATATTGTTTTATTTCTTTTATTTCTTTATCATCTATTATTTGTGCTAGCTCACGCATGTTACGATTTAGTGCGTCTGCAAGTGTTTCACCTATATTATTATTTACGTTAAATCCCACATCATCTAGTGTTTTTTGCATTAGATTATTTATGTTTGCACTTGTTAGTGCTAGATTGTAGTCATCTACATTTTGCATTTTATTCCCCGTCGTTATGTGATACAAATCCAATGCAACCTATTGCATCAGATGGTGCACATTCTAGGTGTTGTGCATCACGTAGCTTTTGATCTAACGAGCTACATGATGATAACAACAACATTATTATTATTATTCGTCCCATTCTACTGATTGGAGCATACTTGCTGGTACATTCCAACCACCTTCTGGTGTGTCAATTACACATCGTTTGATGTTTTTCTTACGCACAGTGCCTATTTGTATTTCACCGTATCTGTTTTCGAACTGTACACGGTCGCCAACTTTGAGGTCACGCATGATTGATTTTGATATGTTTTCTTTGCGTTGTTTTATTAAGTCACCGATGCTTTTTAGTTCTCTCATGTCGCTACTATCAATAGCTTTTTTGATTATTTCATTAGTTGTCATAATATTCCTTAGTCAATTAAATCAAAGTATGCTTGTGGATTGTTATCAATGAACCAGTTTTTACCTTTCACAAAGTCATTGTATAATTCACGTGCTTGTATTACATCATCTTTACCCACTTGAAGATGTAAGTTGTAACTGCCCATGAGTACATCATAGACAGCTACTTCTACAGGGTTTAGTTTTACTTTTACACCTGTAAATCTATTGGCGACAGTTTCATGGTCTTTGCCTACCATCATGCCTTCACTAAATGGTACATCTTTTTTGTTGTACCCATATTCTTTGTATATATCCTTATTAGTCATTATTTAATTCCTTATTAATAAAGTAGTAAAATAAAATAATAACGCTACCCGATAAGAGTAGCATTATTATGTCGATGATGTTTGTTACCACCACGAGTCATAGACAACTTTATAGCCGTCTTTGATTGCACGTATACCTGCTGATACAAATTTTAAATCATATTTATCAATTTCTTCACGATAATCAGCAGCGTCATAGCTATCATGTCCAAAGAAGAAGCCAGATGTGTTTGGCATTTCTTTGTTTTTGATTGCTTTTCGCAAGTCTAGGAGGTCACGTTTAGTTAGCTCCATTGGTATACAATTGAACTGCATATCATTACCACGTTGCAGTGGAAAGCCTTTCTTTTCCCACAAGTCACCCATCCAACCATGTAATCTGTTGTGTTTACGCCAGTAAGCTAATTCTACATGCTCACTGTCATCAACAGTTATGTCTTCAGTTTTTGTTTTCCAAGCATACATATCTAAGCCCATTACTTATCCTCCAAGTTATATTTTTTGTTTATTTTATTATTAAGATGTGCAAAGAATGGAGCTAAGGCACAAGCTGTACCTATTAATGCACATAAAAATAGCATGATACCTAACAGTATATTTTCTATCATATTTACTCCTAGTTAGAATGGCGCATTGTCGCATCGCCATAGGTTAAATGTTCTTCTGTATTACGTTCTGGCATATTGGATAGCCAAATATCACGATTGATCGCATCACGTTGTATTGAGTCAACAACAACTTGATAGTGATTTTTAGTACAGAATTCCCAGAATTGACGTTTGTATGATATTAGATGTAGCTTGTATAACATTTCAGCTGAGCCAATGTCAAACTTTTTGTCAATCACTTTATTAAACTTTGCAATTGTGTCTGGATGTTGCCAAGACAAATGAAAGTCGGTTCTTTTTATTTTACGTAGGTCTATCATATTAACTCCTATTTATTATTATGAAATGAGCACTTTTTAGGACTTCCACCTAGTGATACTCAGCACTTGTAAGATGTAGAGCCCTCGCTTCTACAAATTAGGTGAGCAGTTTTAGGTGGTTGCTCAGCACCTGTTGTTTTAGACATCACCGCATATTGATGATGAATCGTAAAGCCCACTAGTGTTAATAGCTTTACTATTTCTGACAGGACTCGGTTCCGTATACAGCTAGTTAGTCAGAAGTTTGGTTAATGCGGTGGGATTCGAACCCACAATACCAGCGTCCCGGTATTACCTTTCTTTGAAATTTGGGAGCACTTTATGGTGATACTCAGCACCTAGGAGAGAAGACAAGCCATGACACTATAGGATTGTGTCAATCTAACGTCTTCCTATGAAAAATATTGTGCAAATACCCTTATTAGCTAAGAGTTCGCATTAATATTTTTATTGTTTTTTATTGAAAAAAAGAGCTAGTTTAGACTCATAGCTAGGAGTTCCAATCACGGAATTTCGGATGCCTACTTGCTTTTTATAAAGAGGCTTTCGGGTCGTCTAAGACACAACGGATTAGATATTAAGGCTGGTTTATTGTCGTAGCCTATAGACTTTGTAAATAACTCTATAAGTAGCACTCAGGTGAATGCTACTTAACAGCTATTTAAAACGGTACATCTTCGACAGCATTTTCTACTGTTTGTTCTTGCATAGCGTTGGCAGAATTGATTTCAATCTTACCACCATCACTATACTCAACAGATATGAAGCGTTTATACACATCAACGCCTTGCTCGTCTTTCCATTTGGAAGTACGATTCATACCTTTAACGGATACTTTTGCACCTTTGACTAAACCATTTTTATAGTAGTTGTGCAATTTCTCAGTAGCTTTAGCAGAAACAATTGTCTCTACAGTATGCCACTCAGTCTGGTCTACCCATTCGCCTTTAGCGTCAGTATATCCACCAGATGTTGCAAGACTAAACGCATATTTAGTATTGCCATTAGAAAATACGGAAGTTTTAGCACTTCCACCTAAGTTACCACTTACGATTGCAATGTTCATACATTACTCCTTAGTGAGCTAGTTATATGACAGCTATAGCACTCACGTTATGACCATAGCTGAAAGAAACAATTAAATTAAAGACAAAACAAGACTTGCTTGTTATCTTTGGCGTGCGTGACTGAGATTAGCTTGCCACGTTTAACATTAGCAACAAGCGTGCAACCATTAGTATTCGTATGTTTACGAACATTGATTGCAGTATCATTGAATGCAACAACATCACCTATATTTACAGGTAAGCAAATATTATCAGCAATAGACTTTTGATTATCTTTGCTGACAGTAGCAGATTTCCAGTTAGGTGAAGCACTGAGAACCTTTTGCATCTTCTTCTTTAATGGTGCATCAGTAACTTCTGTTAATTCACCACCATTAAATAGAGCGTCTTTTATAAAGTCTGACACAAGTGACTTGTTAGTTCTTGCCATAGATTACTCCTTATTAGCATTATAAGATTTACATTACGAAAATCGCTTGCGATTTTCTGTTGGACGTTCACCTTGCTACTATATCTTCTCTTGTTGAGAGATTTGAGACCTACTGAGGTTTAATCAGTAGCAAAGTAAACGATAAAGGCTACTCGTATGAATAGCCTTGACTTTTACTCTAATCTTTATGGTAATGACGAATGTATCCGCCATCTTTATACTCATAGTCATAGTTAAGTTTATCTTCAACTACAACCCCATGAATATGTTTTAGTGCTGTCATGGTATCACCATAACGTTCCCAAGCATATTCATATGCGTTATGCATTCTGCCAATAGATTCATCTTTCATCATGTCATCTAGACTATCTATTGTATCAATCAACTCATTAACTAGCTCAGATAATGATTGCTCGAAAGCCCATTGATAGTTGTATTTCTTAGTTACACCGTTATGTGTAACATCGTACCAGCCGTTTTGTTCTATTATTTTCATATGTTGCTCCTATGTATTAATATATTATTCTTGACGGATAACGTTTACGTTATCCTTTACGATAACATGAGGTGAAACCCTAGTGCCATAGCAACTCGATGTATAACTATGAGAACACCCAAAGAACACGCAATGTTGAACTGCTGTTGCTCTTGCTGTTATCTTTACAGATAATCCTTGCGATTATCTTGCCTTTGCTGTACGGAGCACCCTTGTGGTGCTTGCTGTTGCTCTGCAGAAAACGCTTGCGTTTTCAAGGGGGGTAGCCGAATACTTGGAGGCTACCCGTATATAATAATAACTCATATACGACAGAGAGATCATAGTTTTAAAGGGGGTAAAAACCCTGAAAATTTTGATTAGCCCCCTATAGGGAAAACAAAAACGTTTTTTTTTCTGGCTCAACATGGTAATCACCAATAGCCGTTGAGTTGGTTGCAGGGCATTATCCGTGATGACAAGCACGGTTGGTTGACTACTACTATAGATGTCCCTGCTAATGTAAAGTCAAGTTTTGCATCACTCGATTGATACTTCTTGGCTGAGAGGCTTGCTACCTCATGGACACATCATAGACACATCATAGTATCTTTAAGTAATCATATAAACACATACAGATTTTTGTGAATCTAAATGCCCACTAGCGTATTCCGTTGAATGCCCTAGATACATAAAGGGAAAGCAACGGAATCGAAAGGTTCGTTACTGTTTATATGATTACTTAAAGATGCTTTTTATTTTTACTTTCGTTAACTTAATGTAATACTTAAAGATGCGAAATAATTTATTTTGGAGAAATACAAATGGCTGGATATACAGACATACCCCCTAGTTACTTTGACACACTTATTGCAAGACCGGGAGAGATGCTTGCGGATACTGCAGTTGGAGTTATAGAGGGCGGTAGAAAACTTAGAGATATGTACAACACTACTGAAGATTATTTAGATGAAGGCTTGGCAAGAGTCGGTGATTTATTTGATCGTTCTCCGCCAAAAATGACTGGTGGTCCAATGTCTAGGAACGGATACCGACATCACCCCGGTGGTTATATTATTCCTGCTAATGCAAGCCTGACTCCTGCAGCACAAGAAGCAAGAGATTATCAAGGTTTTGTTTCTGAAGGTCATCCACATACAGCATACAAGTTTCCTAATCGACCATTGCCTTCACACTTAACACCGGGCTTTGACAGGATGGTTAATGAAGGATATGATTCTTTTAGTCCGTCTGATGACATGAGGTCTGACTGGCAAAAATGGAAAGACTCTACTAAATCTGGAAGGAGATAAGATGCCAAAAAAAGAAGACCCAGCAGGTCATTTAAAAAAGTTTGCTTGGAAGCCGGGGGAGTCTGGCAATCCTAATGGTCGCCCACTTGGAGCAAAAAATAAAATTAGATTAACAAAAGAAGCTTTCGAAGAAGTTGCTGGTTTATCTCCGGGTGAGATGTTAGCAATGATAGCACAACGACAGTTTGCACAGTCAACTGCTGCAGGTGACGCTATGGCTATTAAAGCTATTACTGAAGCTAACAAATACATTGAACCAACACAAGATGCTAAGACGGCTGCTGAAGAAAAAGTTGAAGAACTTTCTGAAGACGAGTTGTTAGCACGTATACTTGAGCTAACTGACGAAGCGTTAGACGAGTCGAAACATTAGGAGATATTATGAGAGAAACACCCTTTCAAAATCCAAGAGGCGGTTATTTTACTATGGATGACCGTGGAAGATTAGTAGCAGAAAAACAACACAATCCGAACAATGTACATATAGGCGAAAGATATTATAGTCGACAAGGACCTATGGGTAATCCAAGATTAGCTGGAGTTGATTTTGGAAACAGACGACCAATGTACGATAAAAATGGAAAGCTTATACAGCAGCGACCTGTACTTAAAGATACAAGTACTGTGCCAGTACCTATTATGGATTATGTTGGCAGCATGACTGCGATGGCTGGAAAAAAAACCGGTAAAAGACCACCGTTAGCTATGGTTCCCGGAAATGTAGTTGCGCCTAATGTGCCAGAACATACTGGTCATTCAAATGATATGTTTAAAGAAGACCCGTATCGTTCTTATAATAGTGGGTATCGTTATAACGCACATGGATTGCAGCCTTTATACTTTGGATAAATTATGTCAAAAACTAAAGAAGCCTCTAAGCTGTTAGCTGAACTTGAAAAGAGGAAGAGGTGGGAGCATTGGAAAAATAATCCCGAAGCATTCTTTGAAGATTGCTTACAAATATATCCGAAAGATGCCTCGCTAGGATTAATACCGCTTCAGATTAATAGTGCTCAAAAGTTAGTTGTTGAGGCTCTTGACCAGCAAATGAAAGATACTGGGTATGTTAGATTAATAATATCTAAGTATCGTCAAGCAGGATTTTCTACAATTAGCTCTGCGTATATATTCCACAGAGCATTGTTTTATGGGAATACAAAAGCTGTAATCATATCGTTAGACAAGCCGACAACTGAAAGTATTTTTAGCATGTCGCAAACGTTTTGGGCTGAGCTGCCTAAAGACATACAACCAGCGCTAGACAAATCAAACGTCCGTGAGATGAGCTTCCAAGAAAATGGAAGTAAGTACAGGGTGTGGACTGCAGGTGCAGACAACCCGGGACGTGGAACAACAAACACTTGTTTGCTGGCTGATGAGGCTGCGTTTTGGTTAAACGGTGAGAGAATACTTGCCGGTATGTTTCAGTCTATCGCACTGCTACCGGGAAGTATTATTATTATCAATAGTACATCACACGGTGCGCAGGGTATTTACTATGAGTTATGGAACAAAGCAGAAAAAGGTGAAGGTATATTTAAACCCTTATTTGTTCCATGGTACTTGCAAGACGAGTATACATTAGACGCACCTGATGGTTTAGAGTTTACACTAGAAGAAAAGAAACTAAAAGAACAGTACAGTTTGACTAATGGTCAAGTGTATTGGAGGCGTATCAAAATATCTGAAACGTCTACTTCAACATTTAAACAGGAATATCCGTTTACTGCTGAAGAATCTTTTATACAATCTGGTTCTTCTGTATTTAGTAAAGAGACATTAGACAAATACTTACCTATGTCTCCAGAATCTATTAGAGAATACAACGAGCCGTTTAGTTCGTTTGATGAATCACAAGAAGGTTCTTTACAGGTTTGGAATGCACCAAAGAAAGATGATAAGTATATCATTGGTGCTGACGTAGCTCTTGGTGTTAAAGGTGACTACTCAGTAGCTACTGTTTTAAATCAAGACAGAGAAGTGTGTGCAATATATAGAAGCAATAGAATTGATCCAGTAAGCTACGGCAAAATGATATTTTATCTTGGCAGATGGTATAACAATGCTTTAGTGTGTCCTGAGAGTAACTCTATTGGTTTAGCAACAGTACAACAATTGTTTGGTATGAACTATCCAAACATATATCAACAAAAGAAAACAGCTAACACAGCTGGTGATAATGTCAATCATTTAGGTTTTAAGACTACTATGTCTACAAGACCACCAATCATATCTAATCTTAGACGGATGATTGATGATGAAGACATAACAATACCTTCAAGTATTTTGCTTGAAGAATTAAGAAACTTTATTATTACTGAGTCTGGTAAAGCAGAAGCTTCTACTGGACATTACGATGATATGGTTATGTCACTTGCTATTGCTTGTGAAGCTTACAGAACACATGGTCATGCTTTAACTAACAAGTCGTTTAGTTGGGGAGAGATGAACACATTATATGAGCAGCCAGATACTAAGTGGTTGTAAGGAGACGCTATGGATAATAGAGGTTATTCGGCTTTAGGTTTAGGACAAACAGGACATTTTTGGGATGGCTCAGAAAAATATTGGGAGCCAACAATTGATGCTGTTGATACTATATGGAATACATATGAAACAATTCCAGTTAATAGAAACAGATACTTGCCTGACGATGTTAATTTAATTGCTGAAGACAAACGTAGTTATTATCAAAGCAATAACCCAAAACAATTAACTGAAGGTGATGATTATTTTTCTACTTTTGGTTTTGACCCAAAGTCTGCATCTGGGAATGCTGGCATATATAGAGACCCATATGATTCAGGTAGTTCAAAAATTTTTGATGACAAATTAGATAGACCAACTTTAGCATTGAGCGATTCTGCAGTAAAACAAATGCGACCAGTAGGAGAGCTTGATTCTGAAAGATTGCAGCCCTTTGCATCTATTGGCACTCATGAATTAACTCACTATTGGGACGATGCTATAGTTGGACAGAATCAAAGCACTGCAAGCAAAATAATGGACAGCTTCAAAAAATATTTAGAATTTTCTGGAGAGGAAGTTACGCAAGAAAAATTGCAAGACATGTGGATGAACGACCCAAGAACAAAACATCTTAATTTAAATGATCCAAATAACACAGGGTTGAGAACACTTTTACGAAATAGGTCACATCATGGCGGTGTTGTCAATCCGAGAGAAGGTTTTGGAGAATATCTTTCTACAGCAATGACTGACAATGATTACAAAACTACAGCGGTGAGAAGAAATCCTGAAAAAAAAGATTATTATTTAAGTCCAAGTGAAACATTTGCAAGGGCAGGTGGTCCATTAATGAGACCACAACGTTACGATGAAGGGTTTAGCAACAATACAAGAAACCTTAATAAAACATTTGCTGATTCTATGGCAACATTTTTAAACAGCAGATAACAGAGAGAGCGAGAATGAAATCAGAAATCGAAAAGATTGATGACGATGCGTTGATTGAATCAATTGATCGTCACATGCGGAATGCTACTGGTGGCAATACCAATTCATCAGACGTAAGCAAACGTAGAGAAAATGCAGTATACGAAATGAGTTTAGAGGCACAAGGCGATTTAAAACCGCAAGGTGTTTCTAAAATTGTATCCTCCGACTCAGCAGAGATTGCCGAGGGATATACAGCACTATTAACAAAATTATTATTAGACAACAACAAGTTGGCTTTATTTACACCGTATAGCAATGATATGGCTTCAGTTAAAGCCTCACAAATTGCATCGGATGTTGTCAACTATTGTCTATTCAACTCAAATCCTGATGGATGGTCCAAACTTTCCACGTGGATAAAGTCAGCAGTTGTGTTTGGTAATAGTGCCCTTACATGGGGCTGGGAAGAACATTACGATTATGTTGTTGAAGAATACGAAACAATTGAAGAAGGTGTATTAGACCAAATTCTTTCTGACTCAAACGTTGAGGTTATTGGTGACTTGTTAGTTGCTGAAGAGCCAACAGTTAATCCAGACGGAACTAGTTATTTTTCTTTTGTAGATGTAAGACTTCGTAGAAAGATTGATAAGTCTGGCGTTAAGTTAAGAACTATACCGCCTGAATCATTTTTAATTGATCGTGCAGCGTCTTCAGTAATTGATGCAACATTTGTTGGAATCGTTACAGAAATGACACGCTCTGACGTTAGACGAACATGGTCTGACCAAGACATCGACTTTGATGAAATTGGAGAAGAGTCTACTGTTAGGTCATCTGGTTTTTCATATGAAGCATTTGCAAGAAAAGATGCAGGTGGCATACAGAACTGGGTAACTAACAATGATGACGATGAAGATGAAGCTAATATAAGCATTACTGTTGTTGAATGTTGGATTCGTTCTGACAGAGATGGTGATGGCATTGCTGAGCTTAAACACGTTATTAAAGCAGGAAACACAATCTTAGAAGAAGATGATGTGGCATATGTTCCAGTAGCAGTACTTAATCCTATTGAAATACCTCATGAGTTTTATGGGTTGTCACTTCTTGATATGGCTCGCCCACAAACACAAGCAACTACAGCAATCCTAAGAGGATTTGTAGAGAATGTGTATTTTGGTAACTACGGCAGAACATTAGCAGACCCTAACGTTGTAGATTTTTCAGCATTACAAAACCCTGTACCAAAGCAGATTATTCCTACCAATGGAAATCCTGCAGCAGCAGTACAACAACTCCAGCCAGAGCCAATGAGTGCTGGTACAACTGGAATGTTAGAATTCCTGGGGCTTCAAAAAGAGCAGTCTACAGGTTTAAGTAAAACGGCTATGGGCTTAAATGATACGTTGTATGTATCTGGTAACTCTGAGCAAAAAATGGCAGGCGCACAAAACGCTGCACAAATAAGAGTAGAACATATTGCACGTAGATTTGTAGAAACAGGTATCAAAGACTTGTGCCGTGGAGTGCTTAGAGAAATGAAAAGTAATCTTAAGAATCCTACAATGTATAAGACAGACAAAGGGTATGCATCACTAACTCCGCAAGAGTTACAAATGATGCCCGGCAATATGGACTTAGATATTCAGGCAAACATCGGAGAAAATTCAAACTCTTCTTTGGCTGAGAAGTTAATGCAGCTTACACAGTTATTGCCACAGATGGCACAAAGTGAAGCTTCAGAAGCATTTATTAATCCGATGTCTTCTTATAACTTAGCTGTAGACATTCTTAAAAATATGGGCATGGACCCAACTAGATTCTTAAACGATCCATCTACTCAAGAGTTTCAACAAGCACAGCAACAAGCTCAACAAAAGAAAAAAGACAAAAGACAAAGAGAAGACGATGCTCAACAAGCTTCTATTGACCTTGACTTAGCAACTAAACAAGCTAACGTAAGTTTAATTAAAGCAGAGGCTGATAACAAAAAGATTGATAACAAACGTCAATTATTACAAGCAGCTGATGATTCTAATAGAGAGTGGGCTGAGCTTAGTGTTAAAGCTCAAAAAGATGGTGCACAAGTTCCTTCACAACCGCCAACTGATTTCTTGTCTTTATATCAAGACACTGAAGAATCAGAGCAGATAGAAGCTGAACAAGAGAGAATGATGCAAGAACAACAGATGATGCAGGAGCAACAATATGCCCAACAAAACAATGTTGATAGCGGAAGCTATTGATAGAATTAAAGAACTAGCTTCCGAAAGTGAAGACATGGATATTCTTGTAAGTTCTGAAGCAGCTTTAAAAACTTTAGGTATACTCCAGAGAATTGGTTTTAAAAGTATATCTATAGATCAATATCTAAACATGTGAGATGACAGATGAGCAATTATAAAAGACAACCAGCTTATAAAACTGGAGACAATGGCAAACCAAAAAAAGTATCGCCATATGATGATGCACAAAGAGTTCTTAACAAAGGCTATCAGTGTACAGAAATAAAAGATACTATGACTATGGTAACTGAAGATATACTTAATGCACTGTTTCGTGAATGGTTAGAAACAAAACATTTTGAAACAGAACGCAGAGAGTTTATTTATAAGTTAGCAATAAGTCAGGGCGCTGTAATGAGCAATATAGAAAATGCAATTATGGCAAAAGACAATAAAGTTCAACAAACAAAAGGTGATGAATGATGAATGAAGACAACCTAAAAAAATCGTTAGATAAAATTAATATTCAAATTGAAGCAACAATTGCTGTACTCTCTGGAGGGCGTAGCATGAATGGCAACTCGTTTGATTTTAATAATTTAATGAAAACTAAGGAGTATATAGAAAGCTTACTTGCAGCTAATGTAACAAAGACAAGCAAGAAATGATAAGAGGTTTTATTACAAACCTTTGATGAATGTTTGATGACAGAGAGTTGTAATAAACTCTCTTATTTATAGGAGACAATATGTCAGAAACAAATAACGAAGCTACCCAAACGGATGAGTCGAACGTTACTGATTTCGATTTCGATGCATTGGCGGATGAGGTTTTAGGTTTAGAGCCTGAAGTGGCTACCCAAGAAAGCAACGAAGCGACAGAAGAACTCGAAAGTGATGATCCACACACGGACGAGGACGCTGATGAAGTTGATGAAGCAGAGGATGATAACATAGAGGAAGAAGAGGAGGAGGAGGATGAGTCTGCAGAAGACGCTACCCAACAACCTGAATCGGATGACTTAGATGAGATTGACATGGACTTTAAGGTTCCCGTTAAAATTGACGGAGAAAAATCTGAAGTATCTATGGAAGAGCTTGTCGCAAATTATCAAACAAAGCAGAGCCAGTCAAAAAAAGGGGATGAACTAGCAGAGCAGGCAAAGATTCTCGATGAAACTAGAGAACAGGCTGAGATTTATGCAAGAGTAAATGCAGAGTTACTGCAACGAGAAGATGCTAAAGACCAAAGCGTTTTAAAACATCTTCAAGCGCAAGTTGACAAAGCATTTGATGAAGACGATTTTGAAGCTAGTAAGTTAAACAATAAACTTACGAAGGCAAAAGAAGAGTATTCATCAAGAAAGTTAAGTCGTGACAATCTATTACAAGGCATGTCACAACAATTAGGACAACAACAAGAAGAACAATTTGCTGCACAAGTGGAATACTTTAATGAAGTCGTTCCTGAGTTGATACCAGATTGGTCTGAAGAAGTTGCTATGTCAAATCGAAAATTTGCATTAAGCATTGGATTAGATGAAAACATGGTTGACACAATAGTTGACCCTATGATGATTAAAGCTATTGATAGCTTTAGGAGACTTTCTGAAAACTCTGATAAAGGAACAGCTAAACGCAAGAAGACTCCAGTTAAACGAGTGCCTACTAAAAAACCTGTGGCTGCTAAAAATAAAAAATCCAATAAGGTGGACGCTGCCAGAAAGAATGTTAGTAAAGGAAGGGCTTCTGAGAAAGACCAGTCAATCCTTTTTAATAATGTAATTGATAACATTTTTGATGAGAGTTAGACCTTACTAACCATAGGAAATATAATGGCTACAAACTTTACAACTAGTACGCAGGGCGGTCAACGAGAAGACCTAGCGAACTGGATATCAACAATTTCTCGTGATATGACACCATTCGTGTCATCAATCGGCAAGGGTAAAGCATCAGCTACTCTACATGAGTGGTCAACTGATACTTTAGAGGCTGCAGGTTTACAAGCAGCAGCTGAGGGATCATCTTTCGCAGAA